AGACGCTACCCTTCTTAGATGGTTTCATTGCGCTTCTCCTGGGGCATTGTGATGTCTTGAGCGATCGCCACACGAGCCTCTGCCCGCGGCATTCCTGTGTGAATAGGGGCACCCATTTGATGCAAAATAGTAGGCATGTCATGACCATCATGGTAAGCCTGATAGGCCGCCTCTAGATTGACGTGAGGCATACCACCTCTGGCCTCTAGCAATACGCCATGTTGTCCCATTTTGTTTCTGTGCTCAGCATGTAATCGCTCTCTACGAGCCAAATGCGAGGCCTTTAAACTGTTCTCTTCCATGAAAACGTGCTCCTTAATCGGTTACTGAAAGTATAGACTATTTATTTCGATCCTTTCCTTTAGCCTTCGGCTTCTTCTCCTTACCAGCCTCTTTAAGGGCTATGGCCACCGCCTGCTCGTGCGGCCTTCCAGAATGCTGCAGTTCACCAATATTGTGACCTATGTTTTTCTTACCCTTCAATAATGGCATACTATCCCCCTCACATTAGCAAATTCCAGGCCACTGCATTTCCGGTAACTATTATTACCGGCACTCTAATTTCACTTTAAGCACAATTAAATACAATTACACTGACTTTACTAGCATATATGTCAAAAGCGCCCAAGCAATCACAAAGCTTAAACTAATCCACTTAGCTTGAGTCATACATCTCTCCTATACAGTCTTTTGTCCATTTTAGCCTCTATACAGTACTTTTTAAGTACCCTTTTACATCAATAGAGATCCAGTAATACCCGCGCTATTAATGTTTGCCGCTGTTGCGTAATAAGTGGCAGTCCCAGCGGCCGCATATTCAAGCCAAGCATAGTAGGTTCTTCCAACTGTAGGGATGGCAGAGTAGATAGCGGTTACTTCATTAATTACGTTGGCTGTACTGTTATACCCTTGAAAAATGTTCGCAGAGTTGACCGTTGTAGAACTTAATCCCAAACCAACGCTAGAGCCTGTGCCGCCATTGGTATTGGCAACCTGACAATTTAAAGTCACATTGATTCTATCTTCAGCAACACCAACAACCGTATCGATTTGATTTGCCGTCGAGGCGTTTGCTTGCCGCCAAGTCGCCGTTGCATAAGTCCAGCTACCGGTTGCCGTTGTCATGGTTAAAGCACGCTCAACACGATTATAATAATTCCAGACATATCGTTTAATTAAACTGTCTTCCGTTTGTCCAGCAACGGTTGTTGTTCTAAAAGAACCTAAATATCTTCTGTCTAACGCGGCGGTTTTACAATAAACACCATCTTGAATAGCAAGCACTGTAGCTCGGGTTGTATCGTTTGTCCACGCAACCGCCTCTAAAGTTAAAGTGCCCGCGTTGTCATACAAGAAAATATCGTACATTTGGCTTGCAGCATTGGGAACAGCCAACGTTACTTGAGTAAATTGATAAAGTTTCCAAGCGCCCGCCGTATAGAGCGTAATGTAGTTTCCTTTGTAGGGTGTAAAATAAATATTAGTTGCGGCTGTGACATCTGCTGTTGTCACTGCTGTGTTGGTGGTTAATGTCAGCCTGCCTTGCGCAAAACTATTTAATATAACATTGATTGTGCCAGCCGCTGTTATTGGCCCACCCGTTAACCCGGTACCCGTTGCAACGCTCGTTACTGTACCGCCTGACGTATCAATCGTAACCCACGTTGCGCCATCAAGCGTTGCCTCAAGAACATTTGTCTGATTGTTGAATCGCAGTGTACCCGCACCACCCGCTCGCGCCGCTGTGTTGCCACTTGGTAAAGTTGTGCCTGCTGTTCCCGGTAATACAGGATTGTTCGCAAGACCGATAGCAGGGGTTGTGCCACCTGAGCTCGTCGTTTGATTTGCAGTACCAGTAACAGCGGTCACCGGTGCTGCACCACTGGCGGCTGCTGTGATGCGACCATAAATGTCTATTGTGATATTGGCATAAGTGTAAGCTGCTGCACCGACACCAGTTGCAATGAGGTTGATAACCGGAGTCGTGCCGCCCGTGCTTGAAATGTTTCCAGCCGTTCCCCCAACGTTCGTAACACCACCAGCGATAATTAATTGTGAAAACGTTATCGCGTCTGTTCCGATAACTGCTACTGTTGATCCTTGTATCCAAGCAGTACTTGCAAGGGTTGCTCCGTTTTGAACAAGAATAAAATCACCGGGGTTAATTTCAGCCGGTGTGTTAAAGTCTGCAGCGCGCGTTAACACCCATGCAACGGCACCCGTTCCAACGGTGGTTAAAGTATAGATACCGTTTTGTGCAGGGGCTGCTTGATTCTTAACTAATATCCTTGCATTGAGCGCCGGGTTTTGTCCGTCTGTAGAAAAGGCGGCCAGAGCTCCCGCATTGGTGAGTGTTGCGCCAACCCCTGCCACACCGTTTAAATAAGCGGCATTGAGTGCGCCAGTGGTTGCAGCAAAACAAGCATCTTTAAACGTGAGTCCTGCTGCGAGTGCGTCCACATATTGTTTTGTAGCGGCTTGTAGGGGTTGAGCCGGATCTGCATTTAACGTCAACGTTCCTGGCATAATAACTGCGTTAGGCAAGCTCACTATCGGGTTCGCGCCCGCCGTTATAGCTATTTGATTGGCAGTGCCTGTGACAGAAACAATAGGTCCGCCACCTCCACCACCCGCTACAATCGCCGTCAATCGACCGAAAGCATCTACGGTGACGCTGGTTGGGAAAGCATAGGTTCCAGCGGCGACCGCGGTTGCAACTAAGTTTAGCGTTGGTGTAACGGTGCCTGTGACTGAAATGTTTGCAGCCGTTCCCGTGATAGAGCGAACAATATTCGCTGCCGTATAGTTTTGAACGCCAATGGTGATTGACGTAACGCCTGTTATATTTCCTAAGTTATCAATGCTGCAGGGTGAGCTCTGTATCGTGCCGATGGCATCGGTGAAGACGGCAATTGTGGCTGGGACAGTTGGTAACACTGCGGAACCGGCCGGTATATCAATTGCAATGAATCCTGTGTTAGCGGCATTCTTAGCCCACAACTGGTTAGCACCTAATATTGGCAATATCGTATCAGTCGGTACAACAGGTGCTGCCGTTAAGTTATAACGAGGCGTTACGGTTTGGTTGAACATGATTTCCTGTTGGATCATCAACACCTCTGAACTAAAATCTGTGTTGACTGCATCTGGTGTGAAATTACCAAAGCCTGGAATGTAAAAGTTCAAGCGCTGATAAGGCATTGAGCGAACGATAGTTACAATGTCACCGGCTGCTGCAGGTGCCGCAAGCGTTATCGTGCCAACAAATGTGACTGCATTTTGCTGAACTGTGTATGCGCCCGGTTGCAAGATGAGCTGCGTTGCGTCATTGGGTGTTGTGCCCACTGGTGTATAGTAAACCGTGATGTCGGTGACAGCGAAAAAGATAAACGGGATATTGAAAACCGTTTGATTTAAAACGGCTGTGTATTGCTTGCGCGGTATGACGGCGGTAATTGGTAATGATGGCATTATTTCCACTCCTCTAGAATTCGTGCCTTGTGACGTGTTTCGGGGATATCCCATGAATCAATCCATTGATTCACTAAAGCTCTTGTATATAAAAGATTTGCAAGCGGAACATTTTTAATAACGCGCTTCCAGTCTTTCTTGTTCCATTCTTGATTGACAAACATCCCGGCAATGTTTGCAACATCGGCTATCAATCTTTCTGGTCCAAATTGAATTAAGCCTCTTGTGTTTCGATATCGATCTAGTCGCGCTCCTGGGATAATGTCTCCCATGGCGTTGACTCTGTTAAAGAGATCACCGTACTGTCCAAGCAATCCAGAGTTGAGTAAGCCCTTCTTAAAAAGCATGGCCGGATCTAGATCTTCTTCTGTTAACTCATCACCCCCTGCCAGTTTTCTAATAGGCTCTACAACGGATGAGATGGCAAGCATACACATTACAGTGCCAATTCGACTGGTGTCGGCCTTTTGTAATAATGGAATGGTGAAGTTTGCTGTCGCGTTGAATCCCCAGCCCATGTACATTAAAAATTGACCCGCCCAGCCATTGGGTGATCCGCCTACTGGGTAGGATGCAATGTTGCTGCCAGAAAACATGACAGAGCGCACTTCTTTGCGTATGGCGCCCTGGAACAGGGTCTTAGCTTCTCGTTGAATAGCGCTACCAGAATCCCATAAATGCCAATTAGGAAGCCACGCACCGTTCTCATACTCACCATGCTTTTTGACTTGACTTAATATTTCGTTTGCTAGCGGCTCGCCAGGCGTTATCCTTAAGCCCAATAATCTTTGTAGATATTTTTTAGAAAGTTTTCCTTCGGCTGCCGCTGTTAAATCTCTAACAATACTAGATTGACTGGCGGTTGCTGCAATGTGCTGAAAGGTATCACCCCAAATGCTAGAGAAGTTCAAAAGACCCATGGCATTAGATGCGTTTTCGGTCAATCTCTCTATAAAGTTCATTGGCAGGAAGGTATCGCCATCCATTTTAAAGTTCATGTTATAAAATGCGGTCGCGGTGTCTATTCCTAAACCAATATCTCTGGCTGAATTTCTAAGTGCTTTATTCTTTTTAAAATCAAGCTTAGCAAGATTGGTTAAGAATGGTCGAATACCATTATTGAAGTAACGTGATATGCCTTGCCTGAACATGGGCACCACAGCGTCTTGTAGCTGCAGCAAAACCATTGCGCCTAATTCGGTTGAATAGTAAAACTGTTTAACGGCGTTCATGGCGCGTAACATTCCGCCATATTCAACACCCGTTTCACCCATTAGTCGTTTGTAGGTGGTGCTGACGGTCTCTAAATCCCTTTCCTTTGATTTTTCTAGCTCGATTGCCTTCTTGCCATATTTCTTTTCGACCTTGGCCAGCTCTTCTCCGCTCTTACCCTCGCCGGCTTTAGCCAACTTATTACCAAGGCCTGTCTCCAGCATGTTGTATTCGTTCTTTATGCCGTTAGTTAAAAACTCAAGCTTAGGCCCCTCTCCGCTATAGCCATTAGAGCGCAAATATTTTTCCATGGTAATGAGCCTACTCATGCGAAGATTGTAGGCGCTGAAGGTTTTACGAATGTCGCTGGTGAGCATCCCGTTGTCTATCATCTCAACATCATCAATCATGAGGCTTCGACGCTTAAGTGGATCGGTGCCACTGCTTCCTGATTTAAACAAGCCAGAGATAGACGCGTTCATTTGCTCTTCGTTTAACCCAAGGATGGTATCGATCGTGTCATGGGCGGCAGCGGATATGTCTTCAGCGTCAGCCACGGGCCTTAAACGTAGCTTGTCTGGTGAATCGCCTATGAGCATATCGGCTGTATACTCACCGCTGTTAATCTTTGCTTGAATTCCTGCGTCAAAAGCTTCCTTCTTTATAGCAAGCTCTTTTAATTCGCTCTCTAGCTTTTTCTTTGTGTTTTTGTTGGTGACGCTCTTTAAGTCTTCCCTTATAGCGCTGATACGCTGATCGACCGAGGATATCGGCTCCATCTCTCGTCTAATTCTGTCATTAGTTTCTGCAAACTTGTTTTGCAAGAAACGGTGTACCTTCATTTTGTTAGCGGTGATAAACTCTCGGTCATATACACGCATAACATGTTGGATTGCGCCCTTTGGCGTGAGATTAGGTGGCAATAGCTTGAGTTCTTCTAGTTCCTTGGTAATAGGATCTAGGAATTCGCTTATAAACTTCTTAGAAGTTGAGGCAATTTCACCTATTTCGCTTTCACCACCCTTCACCGTTGCTTTGTAGAACTCTTTAGAATATTGATCAAAACGAAGCTTAGAAGGATCTTTATTAAACTTAGCACCCACATACTTTGAAACAAAGCCCTTATTCGGATCTATTCCTAAGTATTCATAATAAGAGTCAGCCAACATTATCTGAAAGTTAAGACTTGCTGAGCGCCTTGTATCAATCGCTGTCTGAATGGCTTCAGGCGGCGCTTTTAGGTCCTCTACAATGGATGTGATATCAAAGTTATGCTCGTATGCTTCGTTGATGAATTTGCGTACAGACGGCGCCTTGCTGGTCAAGCCTCTGATTACAGGATTACGAAATAACTTCCCAGCGGCCCATATAGGCAGTGATACGGCATTTAATTGGCCTGCCTCGCCCCATCCATAGATACTTTCACCTACTAGGGTGACATGACGAGTACTGGCAGCACCCACGGAATCATCAAAGATGCTAAAGCCCTCTACTTCTTGATTCTTGCCAAACCTAAACTTAACGTCTTTTCCGCCCACCATTTCAGTAACTAGGTTTTTATAGGTACCGAATTTGAGTGATCTATATCCTAAGCCCACCCCCCCCAAGACGCCTGCCATCAAGCCGCCTACAATCGTATTGCTGATGGCCTCTTGTGCCGTGCGTTGCTGATGGTTGTAATAGAGATCTGCTTCATCAACCCCTATGCCCATCATGAATGAGGGTATGACCTTGGTGACGATCTGCTTTGCTGCAGGCAATGCTTGAACCGTTTTCAAGCCCTGCGCCACTGGCAGGTAGGTAAAAGGATTCGTTAAGCCGTTGGCAATATCAGCCGCCAGATTTGCAAATGTGCCGCTCTCTTCTCTGACATTTCTTAAATGCTCACGCTGACCAATGTTCGCAATCTTCCTAAAGACTTGACCCTCTGTGACACATTCGGCCAGCTCTGGATAGAATTCAGGAGACACTTGAGTTAAGTATTTGTCTTGAAGTGGGTTAAACTCAGCGTCACCCTTCTTATCAAGCTCGACCAGCGTTAACAATGAGTCTTGAAAGTTAATGGCTTTTCTAAATAGAAAGTTTTCAGGCCCTCTTGCTTCGAGTGTTTCACCAAAAGTAGGATCTATACTTTTTTCTTTTCCTAGCGCCTCTTCCCTGATGCTTTGGAAATTGGATGGGAAGGACTCATAAAATCCAATCGGCGTCTGCTTATCTACCAAGAAGGCAGCAAGCGGCGATTTAGCCTTTGGCTTCTCTTCCGTCATCATGGCGCATCCAGGAACAAGTTAGCGCGAAGCTCTAAATCTTTCGCGTATTGCGCTTTTGCATCAACAGCTTTAGCGCGTTGCGATGCTTCATAGTCTTTCGACTTGTCTTGTAGATAGTTAAAGTCAGGAGACCATCGTTTGACGGCACCAACGCCATTAATGTCTATCAAAGGAAATGGCACGTTGTTTTCATCTAGATAAGAGAATGCCCAGCTCGGCGTTTCGTTTATGCCATATTGCGTTGCCATATCAGAGCTGATGACGATTTTTCGATCGACTCCGTCAATCTTTAGCATAATGTCCGATTCTGGATTGTCTGAATTTTCCACCCAGCCTAGCTGGTTATATACAAAGCCGTTTTCTTCTTGGGCGAGCTTATTGATGTCTACAAATAGTTTTAATTGACGCACCTTTTCGGAATGCAGGAATGATTCTTGGTTTGGGTAAAGGATCTCCGGTGGAAACGCCATCACCTCTTTACGATTATTGGTATTTGTGAATTGATAAACTTTAGCCATCTCATCTAATACGGCTTTGTCCGCCATCTTCGGATCGGCATAGTTAGGCGCGGTGGACGTCATTAGTCTGTCATAAGCAACACTTAAGCCCGCTGGCATGAGACTGGCGTCACCTTGCTCAAATATCCACCAGCCGCTTTTAGCCCCAAGCGCATCTGCAATATGTCTTAGTTTCTTAGATGTCTCAGGGTATTGGGTCTTGTCATATTCTTTCCAATTCTTAATTCTCTCTTGCTTCGTGTTCTCATCGACGTTTACATCGCCTCTAGCGGCCTTTAAGGCTTCTTCAGGGCTTAAGGTGGTGTTTGATAAGTGATCGGCAAAGCTGTCTAGAATCGCTCTTGTATCAGATTTAAGGTCAGAAATAGCGACCGGGTTATTTCTGTCTAAAACTTTCATGGCTTGCGCGGCTTCCGTTGCCTGCTTTGGTCCACCAAATTTAGCAGCCTTAGTTAGTCTTTCTTCTAGTATCGGTACCTCTCGCTTGATTTGCTGAGCCATTTCAGCCTGTGATTTTAAATCAAGGCTGCCTTTAGGTATGCCGATCTGCGCCTCTCTGTGTTCAATTAATTTGTCAAATATGGTGTTCATATCTGAATTTGAATAATTCGACATCTTGACCACATCACCAAAGTTGCCGATGGCTTCCCTGATCATCTCTACTTCAGCAAACTTCTTAGCCTCAACTTTCGCCACCGCTAAATCATATTGAGCAGCATACTTTGGCCCCATCTCTTCTTTGGCGGTCGCCTCTTGAGCGGGGGTGAGCGAATTTTGTAAACGTTTGGTTTGTGTATCAACGAAAGTTAAATACTGTTGCCCTTCAAGCGCTGCTTGATAGTTATTGGCATACTGCATAGTTTGAGCAACAATCTCATCGTGCTCAATGGGCGTAACATCCTTTGGCCGATTTTCTCTTTGATTTTTTTGGAACTCGGCATAAGTGCCATCCTTAATAGCGGTTTCAGCTTCTCTGTTTGCTTGACCCTTTTTAAGGCTCATCCTTAATTCTTTCAATCTTTTATTTGCGTCTTGCGGGGTTAATCTTCCACCTTCTAATTGTTGTTGAATATTACGCGCGCCAAATTCATATTCTTCCTTTGCCGCATCTGTAAACCCTTCTCGTTCTTTGTTGTAAAGATTTTCGGTTGTTTGCTCATGCTGAACATTGGCTTGTGATTCTAGATATTTTCTATTGTAACCTTCTACCTTGTTAGACAGCTGATAGTATCCAGAGTTGTAATCATTTAAGAATACGCGACTTAATTCTTTCCTAGATTCTGGGCTGACGCTGTCCACCAGTTGCTGCAGTTGCTTAGCAGCATTCTTTTGATAAGCATCTAGAGTCTGGGCAGATGGTTTCGGATCAAGGGATGCTTCATGAAGAATGGTATTTAAGTAATTCTTACCCTGAAAGGCGACACTTGCCAGCTCTTCTTGCTTGTAGCTCTTCTGGAACTCCGCATCTGTCTGATTTAAAGCCGGTAGAAAGGTTTGCCCCGGCGTGCTGGCCGCCTCTGCTCCCCTAATCCGTGCTCCCTCATAAGCCGCGTTATCAGCGATTTTAGACCCCATGTTAGCCAGGGTGCGCCCCATTATAAGCTTATGACCTTGCTCGCCATGCTTGGCTAAGTCCAGCTGTACATCCCCTTGCGCCTTATTCATCTTAGCTTGTACGGCATTCTGAGAGGCTGAGTTTAGCTGCCCTACAGCGGCTTCAGCGCCAATAGGAGCGGCTACAGGCTCTATACCATGCCGTCGCTTGTACTCTGGGATATCAGCCATTACAAGCTCCTTATAATACGACTACGCTGGCCTTCGGTGAGCTTGGTGCCAGGGTTATAGCCTCGGCTATTGCCGCTAGAGTTGATATTGCTGTTGTTTAAATAGATGCCGCTAAACTCAGAAAAGGGTACCTTACCCATGATGTCTTGAAAGAGATTGGCATTGTTTTGTGATCTCTTATTCTTCAGATCTCCCTTTTGACCAAAGATGCCAGCCCTCGTTGCGGCACCCTGCGCCTTAATCTGATTCGCGTTAGCGCCCTTCTGAATCAGATTGGCTTGAGATTTGACGTCATATAGGGCGGCCTGCCCCTTAATCATCAGATTTCTAAAGTTTTGGGATATCGCGCGCGCCCGCTCATCTTTACCAAAGGCAGATAAAGAGCTTTGCGCATGTGCACGGGCTGAGCCTTGCCCAGCATCTTGATTTCTGGCCCCGAATATTGCCCTTTGACTAGATAAGACACTTCTTAGCTCCTCGCTGGCTTGTATTGATTGCTCAGTGTAGGCAAGCGCCTCTTGCTCCATCCTTAAGCCCAAAAGATTGCGCTCAACGCCAATAGCGGCCTCTGTGTTGCCATAGACTTGCTCATTGATGTTTAGGGCTTCTTGCTCATAGGCGCTGTATTCGCTTTCATAGGCATTCAGACGGCTTTCCGCTTGTCTTAGGTATCTATTCTCGCGTTTTGTTTGCACAGCATTGCCAACAATCCCTGCAGCTTGAGCTGCAAATAGCATTAAAGTCGGATCCATTATGTTAACTCCAATATATAAGACACCCCTAAAATAGTCATAGGTAGTGGGTTAGTTTGTTGTATGGTGATATTAAATTGCGTTGAGTCCCAATCCTCCATCATGTTGTAGAGATAAACCCCGCTCTTAGGCGTATTTAGCTCCTGGATTATTTCTTGCGGTGGAATGGTGGGTACAATCAATGGAAAGCCCTGAATTGTGGCACCCAATGTCTGATAACAATTAATGTACAAACCCCTAATGTGTTTTGTCTTATATAGATTGCTCGGTGTGCCAGGGATATTGCCAATCGGCAATAATTGCAACGTGCTGGTGAATGGAATTCCTATGGTTACATTTTGCACCACTTGAGGTAACGTCACGCTGCCCGCAACGACTTGAACTGGCGCTAACGCCAATCCATCAGCATAGACTGCGACATAATTTCCATTGAGTGGCGCCAAGTTATTAACGGTCGCGCTGTTAACGCCAGTTTGGGTGATCGCACTATCGCTCGGCACAGTAAAATCCAGCTGCTCTATATATTGAACATTAGTAGGCGTTTGAACGGTGACGCTTGCATTCACTCCAAAATCTATTATTTGAAAAGGATTCGTTTGCGCAACTGCATCGGCTTGTGTGGGATAAACACTAAAGTCATTGGCGTCGACCCCATTTACCCAAAAGAATTGGCCGCCGACTATTTGTGGAACGGTGGTTGGAAATGCGTTTGCTGTTGTGAATGCGACCTGGGAAGCGGCACCCACAGGGATACCAGACGCCACCGCTGTTAGTGTGTTCGCAGGTCCGTTAAACGCCGTTATAGCAGTCGTTGCTCCTGCGACATAGGTTGTGCGCTGGCATATAAACCAAGTGCTCCCTATGGAGCTTGTGACGTGTTTATAGCCGGCCCCGATGACCCGGTTTAGATTATCAAATGTGTAGACAGCGTCCGCGCTGGTCCAGGCCGCTATTTGCTGCTCATGTAGAGTCTGAAGGATAGCGAGCGTGCCGTCATTGTTGACGAATATGACGTAGTAGCCATCTGTGAATTGCGGATCTGTAAATGCCGTCATATCCACCGGTTGCTTGATAAGCGAGGTGGCAGCGATAGAGATGTTGTTTAACACGAACGAGCTTTGGGTGATTTCCCAGATCATGTTCTTAACATTATTGCCTGATTTATCCACATAAATTATCTGATTATCTATGAAGACTGGCTGAAGATTGCTTACCCCATCCTTGTTTTGTTCAGTCATCGCAAAGTTTGTTGGTGTTAGCGGTTGCTCAACGGCAAATGGCGTTGAATAGTTGCCCGTGTCTGTGTGAGCTATTAAGCTCCTTCCAGGGGTGAGCGCTGATATAATGTTGCTTTGAGCGGCCGCTGGATACCAGGATATAGCATTGTCTGGCAAGGTTTCTGAATCATCAAAGTCAAAGGCGCTATTTACAGCACTTAACCATATGCCATTAGGGAGAGATGAATTATTGGCCATCACCAATCTATTTTGAAAGAAGCTTACCACGCTTGGGTAACCTCTCGCTGCGCTCCAGGCCGGTTCCCCTAAATATGAAATGCTGCCCTGTATGGGGTTTGTATTTAAGAATGGCACCTCTACAAATCCATTCATGACCGTTGCGCTCACATTGGTTGTTAATCGCACGATTCCGCCAGCGCCTATGAAGACGCCGCCATTAAATGCCGCTGAAAAGATGTTGCCGCTGGCAGTTATCGTTATGGTGCCGGTGGTGGCGCTTGGTGTAAAAGTCAGAGCGCCGTACCCGCCATTAAAGTCATAGGTGGGAACATTTATGAATGTGATCGGGTTAAAGGTCCACGAATGTTGAAATATGAGAGTGCTGTTATTGCCTAGGGCTGAGATGGTATAGACATTCGTTCTATTCTTTGCATCATCAGGGGTAGAATATATTTCCACGGTAGTCAATGTGGGAGAAAAGGTATAATAGGTTTTTCCCACTATTATTTGTGGAAATGTTGTTGGCAATGCGCCAGTGGTTGCAAATTGTGCTGGTAGGACAATACCGGTAACAGATGTTCCTATGTTTAAAGTTAATGTATTGTTTATTGCTGAAAACGCCGTTATATTTTGTGGTGCATCATTGTTTCTCACCAGCTGATAGGGTGCATTAGTGATTGCGCAACAGACGATTAAGTTATTTAGCACTTGCGCCCATCGTAGATTTTGTATGTCTTCTTTTACATAAGGGGTTGCTACAATCGCAACAAAAACATTTTCTAAATAAATATTAATGTGTCCTGCTTCCCATTGAAGGAGATAAATTGCTTGTCCGATAGTGAGCGTCGATATCTCGGTGAATTCTGGGTGTGTTGCGGGGTTTAATCCTGCGTTAAGTGTCGCCACATAAGTCGTACCCCATCTTCTCTGTACACCCCCTTGTGGGATGACTAGGGCATTATTAATAGTTTTTGCTGATTGGTAGTAACCTTCAAAATCTGTGCGCGCATAGGCACGCGGATCTAGTACCCCTTTGCTGAAATTAGCTTGATCGATGTTGACGCTAGGCACCTTAACCCCCTATCCATGTTCCAACGAACCGATTGGAGATAACGGGGCTAGACATCAATGGGGTTTGCGGTCTATTTTGCGCATCCGCGGCCATGGCCATAGCCTTCTCAATATTGAGCTTCTGTTGTATAAAAGGCGCGAACTGGATATTTTGAGCGCTTGAGAGGGCAAGATTTAAGGCTACCTCGCAGATTAAGTATTCAGTGAACCAGGCAGGGAGTGCCGTAATCAGGGGCAGGTAGATGTACTCCATGAATAGGGGTCCGTTGACGTTGGAGTAGATTTGTCCCTGATCGTAAAATTCAAACGCATAGTTATGTGGGTATTGCCTGACCATCTTTAGGAAGTCTCCCGGCAAGAGATAAATATATTGCCACTCGCTGACGGGGGGTACATTCACACTTTGGGCAAGCTGTACGATTTTAGTAGCAAAGCGCCAAAAGCCTTGAGAGAGGCGTTCAGGCAGAATTCTTTCGAGTATTTGTTGAGCGGCGATACTCATATCATCTTGGCCAAGGGCTGTGATGGGCTTTTTGCCCAGCATCATGAGGGCGCCTGAGACGATCTGAACTTCAGTTAATGCCATGCTCAATCCTTTGAGTGCAAGACAGGGTGAGTATGGAGCCCCACCCTGTAAAGCATTGTGTCAACCTAAAAACTATTAGGCCGTTGTTAAAACACTGTAATTGACATATACCCTGAACGTGCTGTCACCGTTGATATAGGGAGCAGTCAAGTTAGAGATAAAGACGCCTGTGTTTACTGTGTTCGCAGTGGTTGCAACAGGTAACGCGCCTAGAGCACCCATAACGCTACTTGCGGCGGCGCCAGTGAAGCCGGCGGCGGCTATCGTTGCTGATGCCAGAGGCCCTGCTAGAACTGCCGTGTTGCCGTATTCCAAGCCTACAGCGCCACCGTTAGCCAATTGCACCGCACCGAAGACCACTTCGACTGAAAAGTCGTGAACTCGGATAAGCTTATTGGCGCCCTGTGCGGGGATGACCTGAACTGGCGCTGCTTCCATTCCTAGAAACTGAGCGGCGGTCAATGTCACCACTACGTTTTGCGTACCACCGGGAGCCGCAAGGGTTACTACCCCTGTTGGTCCGTAGGTAACGCTAGCGATGGTATATTCCTGTCTAACACCGGTTGAGTCGATAGCGGTGATGGTATCGCCTGCGCAAAAGGTGGTGGTAGCATCCACACCGCTTACGGAGTCGATGTTAAAGTAGTTGGCGGCCGCTATCACTGCTTGCGTATCGGTTGCTGACTGATACAAGTAGGATGAAGGTCCGCCTTCCTTTGCTAAAAGGGTACCGGGGGTTACTGCCCAATTGATCGTAAAGTCGGTATTGTTACCGTACGATGACTTGGTCAAGTTCTGTAAAATAAAAGCCATGACAATTACTCCTTATGGGTTGACGGTTTCGTCGCATTGGATGATGAAAGCGCCGCGGGGATCGACAACCACAGCTCCAGCAAAGAACAGTCCATTAATGAACCAAGTTGTTTGTTGAGGTAAGTAGTGGATTTCGACGCGCATATCTTGGCCAACACCCATGCCGGTTGACATTTTGTGCCAAGCTAAGTTGTTACGAATGTTCCCAGCCTTAACGAGACCGCCTTCCGACATATCAGGGATGACTCGTACGTTAGTGCTTAATACTTCTTTGTAGTTAAGCTGCCCATCGACTACTGCATCATTTGAAGTGAAGAAGCGTGACGTGTAGTGATCGTCTGCAAGCAATGCTCTTAAGCCGTTTGCTGAGATTCCTAAATACCGCTCACCCGTTGGCACTGCATTGGCTTCGAAGAATTGCAACACTTGTCTGTGCTTCGCATATGACATGTTGGTGCCACCGTCTACGATGGTTTGACCGGCACCTGCGTTCACAGCGTTGATAACGATTTGGTCAGAACGGCGTCCGACTGCCATTGCGACGATCATTGCTAATTCGCGCTTTGTGTCAAAGTTGACGGTCAAGTCTTGAATTTCGTCCACACCCGTGCCTGCAGCGTACTTAACCAAAGTAGCAGTCAGAGCGACAAAGCCTGGATCTTGAATATTAATAACCGCCTGATACCCGACTGGGTTTGCGATTACTTGACCAACGCGTCTGAACTGAACCGTGTTACCGATAACATCTGTTCGAAGACGCACTGAGTCGCGCAATAAAAAGCCGCGCGAACGATATTCGATTTTGACTAGTTCGTCAAATTCGACCTGTTGGACGTTAGTTAGGGATAAAGACATACCTAGAGACTCCTCTATATGAAAACAAAAACAATCCTTGTTTCTTGCTCTCGCTGTCGGTCTCTAGGAGCTGGTTAGCGGCTGTAGAGCCGGTCCAGTCTTTCTGAGTTAGCAACTGCTTGCTGCAATCACATGTTAACTGTAGTAAACGTTTTATAAAATTTCAAATGGGTGTGGATGGATAGCGGCTAAAAGGAAATTAAAAACCACTCAACAGCCTTCTTTAAGGGCTGCTCCATCCACATAAACCTGGCTTAACCCTCTCCGACTGCAACTTTAAGCTTTCGCTCTATTTCTTCTCGGTACTTTGGGTTATTGAGATACTTGTCATAATTGTCACGCATTTCTTGTCGCACATCCGCCTCTGTAATGATGCTTAAGGGGGTTTGATGATCGCTCGGAATGGGTGGATTTGAACTTGATGTCATTGCTTTCTGCCTCATTTCATCCATAAACTTTAAAACATCCGCGGTCTTTGGAATGCCTGCGAATACCTTGTGAGAGTCAGGGGTAAGCGTGTTCTTGGCCCACTGCTCAATAACAGCCCGTCTTTTTTCGCCGTCAGGCCCAAGCTTTGCCACCTCTGCCGTCTCATCTGGCATATATGAGTTCTCATACTGAACCAGAGACTTTAGTGTTCGACTGACCGCCTCTTGCGAGAATTTATTCTCTTTGGCATAGGTCAGAAACTCTTGCAGATGAGGGTTGGTAAGCTCGACCTCTTTTTCGAACTCTGTCACGTCATACTTCTCTGGCGCGCCACTTTGGGCACCCAGAGCCTTTCTAAGCTCTGGGTAACTCCGTGCTTGTTCCGCCAATGACTTAAAGTGAGGCTGCAGGTAATCAGGCCGAGGCCCAGAACCAGGCACGCCTTCATCTATGTACCAGACGGCATCGGTGGTCATTTACTAACCCCCGCTATCCGTCTTTGGTGATTATCAGCCATTGCAAACAATCCCCTGAACGCCTCTTTAAAGCCTTCAAAATAGATGACCTCTTGCTTGAATGTTTGGGACTGAGGTGACACTAATCCAGGCACTACAAAACGCTCTAATAACGACTCACGCAACTTAATGCCATTTTCACTTGCAATGAATACTTCAAAGCAAAGTCGTTCAAGCTCTAATTGACCTTTTTCTCGCTCGGCCATTGCTGCTTGCGCTTGCTTTTCCAAGCCTACTGGATGGCCTTCGAAATAACTATCACCCGCCGGGATTAGCGGATCCTTGTCGTTGCTCATTGATTGCTCCTTGTTGCAGTTGATTTAACTCATCAGATTTCTGTTGTAAAAACTGTTTAATTCTTTCTTTGTCTGGAAGCAGCTTTTTATTGATGTTTAATTGCTCTCCAATCCAAACGGGCACCTCAATGGGGTTTTGCATAATCGTTGCAATTTCAGGCCCCATGATGCTTTGAATCACTTGCACATACTCAACATAGCCTTCTACATTCTTGTGTCCTTGAGCGACAACAAGCGGGCTTTGATATCTTAATTGCACATCATTGCCATTAATTTTTAAGGGTTCTAGTAGGCCTTTGCCTTGCAATATATGGATGATGCGCTGTATCACCTTGGACATGAATTCTTGCTGCAGGCGGGTGAAGGCCGGCCCTATCTCTTCTGCCAACTGGCGCTGACGTAAAGCTAATTCGGTAGCCGTCTTGGTGCTGTCTTTGATGTCACCTAGGGGCTCTGAAAACATGAGCTTATTGATTTGGTTTCTAAGGTCTTGGGCTGTGAGCTGCATGAAATTGGGGTTAGCCACATCAGGTAGTGGTGCGATTGGCCATTCACCACCAGATGTAGGGCTGACAGGGATTACGGTATTAGCTTCAATCCTGAAAGTCCAAGGATTAAATACACCATCGCTATAAGCCATGTAAGGTTTGCATACATTAAGGTTCGCGCTCGTGAGTTCGAGCCTAAATATTTCTTGTAGCGACATAATGCTCGGTAGAGCTTCCATGGCGACACCGCGTCCGAATATTTCATTGTTTACTTTACTCCATCGGAAAATGATCCATTTGCCACTGACGTCTTCTTCTTCCAGTAAAATATCAGAATCTATCCAGAGCACGTACTTAAACGGCAACTTGTCTCCGTGTACGTAGATGACCCCCTCGTATAGGTTCTTGATGGTGCTGTTTGGATCCATTCTTAATTGCTCAAGCATCCATTGGGGCAGCTTGGCGTTTGGCCACATTATTTGAATTTCAGAGATCCGAACTTCTCCCCAAGTACGATAGGCAGACTCAATGTACCCATTAATAGACTCTTCGAAGCAGAGTTGTGCGAGCGGAATAGAATAACAAATGAACGGCGCACCCACTTGGTCATCCGCTGGATTAATCTGTAGGCACGCGGTACCAATAAGAAGGTCGTAATAGCACTCATTGATAGCAAGGTCAAAATTACTATGTTGAATATAATTAAAGATAGTATCGGTTGCATATTGTAAATACTCATTGACTTGTACCTTATCCTCTTCGTCAAAATCTGTACCCGCCTCTAATATCGCCCAGACTTGACCGGGTGGCGTTAGAGTTCCTTGTAGCTTGGATGTGAATGAGCGGCCTGCAGCGACTTGTGTAGTGTCATAGACTTTGCCGTTCTTTTGAGCGCCTTGAGTGTAGTTGGTGTAGTAAAAGAGATCACGATGAGGCACGCAGTAATGTTGGCAGGCTTGTAGGATAGAAATCCACTGCGTAAAAATTGAATAAGCACGCGTATAGCGCCGCTTGTAGTACTCAAGCTTATTTAAAGTAATGTCCATACAATCCTTGTATTAGCCGCCCAGGTTCCTTGCGAGCGGTGCTTGTGCTTGTGGAGCCTGCCCTTCTTCGAAAAAGTTACCGCGCCGTGCACGCCTAGCTCCGATGGCATTGCGTCGACGGCTTGATTCTAATTGTCCTAGTAGATTCTCGTTCTCTTGACGTGCTGAAGCTCTCTGGGCCTCTACATCGGCGTTAAACTGATTAAGGGCGGCTGGCGCCTGATAGGGTGCGGGTGCAGCTGCAGGGGCTGCTTGTGGAGCGGGTGCTTGCTCTCGGTTTCTATGACCGCCAAAGATATGACCTATTACACCTGCGCCTAATATTGAGCCTACGACTCTTCCCATTCTATAACCTCCATGATGCCGCGTTCCTTAAGCCAGCCAGAATCCTTCTTAGTTAGCTTGTCGTATAGTCCTTGAGGCGTGACCACCCCTAAAGAAATGCCGACTAGATATTGTACAATTGTAGTACACGATTGCCGTTTGGGTAGCCAATGAATAAGGCGGCTTTCCCGGGTGACATTAACGGCTACCTCTAGTACTCGCATCTTGTCGCTGATCTTTAATGTGCTCTTTAAATGGTTGTACCAGTTACCATCAAGGGACAATACTTGAGAGGCTTTGTCACAAGGCTCAACAAAAGTCATTAACCCATTCTCGTGACGCCAGCCTAAGATCACATGCGTGAATCCGCGAAACAGTTTGCAGTACCACATGTTGCCATGCTGAAATATAAAGATGACCTTTCGTCTCTTGTTATAGTCTAAATAAAACGAAGATAATGTTTTCTGGCCCAACTGCTTCCTTTTCGTCATAGATTACTCGCAACTCTTCCTTTGGTTTAAACTTTTGCTTCAACTTTTCTAAATCTGACTTAATGCTCAATTAAATGCCTGCCGACTTCTTTAATATTTCAATGTCTTTTAATACGGTTGTATGCTCTTCTACTTTAATGCCGCTTAAGATGACATTCGATAATTGCATGGCTTCAGGTCCTGTTAGGTTGCCACTAGATAACTCATCAATGATTGCTTTGTGTTGTTCTTTAGCGCCTGCAGCTTTACTTAATGCTTTTATTTTTATCTTTCTGTGTTCTGCGTATCCGAAACGATTACGCATGTTGATTGACCAGAGTGTGGTATTAAACGAAGTGTCAGTAACACCAATGCGTGCCATCTCTTCCCACCACATGCGTGACTTATCTCTGGCTAGTTCGTAGGTGACGTTGAATTCTTTGTATTTACGTAGCCATTCGAAGAAGGTAGAGCGAGCGATGTTGGCGCTTGAGCAGAATGCGGCAATATCTCTGCCTTCGGTGAAGAGTTTTAATAATAGGACGCAATGAAACGGCGGATCGTACTTTAGCTCCATGCTATTGAGTATCCTTTCCACAATTTCTTCGGCACTAGACAGATCCTTGTCTCTTTTTTTAGCCATTCGCCTTTATGGAGTCCGTATATTTAATAAAGTGTTGCTAATTTGTAAACTATTCAATCCTTGTCTACTCTCAATAAATATTAGTTATCTTTTGGAGTTATGCAAATGAAACGGATCTTTATTGCAACCGCCCTCTGTCTTCCGCTCATAGCTGGTGCCACAGAGATTGGATCACCCTATCTAGGATTAGACGCCCAGTGGCGCACCATCTCGTTAAAAGGCACCAATAGAGATCTGCGCGGATCAACAGCCCCGCTAATGAATATCTTTGGTGGAGTAAGGGTATCAAGCCTTGTGGGTCTAGAGGCAGGCATTCAGGCCGCCAGAATCACAAGGCATCTAAAGCTCAGCAAGCTCCGCTCCATCCATGCCAGCCTTCTTTTCTACAAGCCACTAAACAACCAAGAAACCCTTAACCTTATTGGCGGCCTAGGCTTAGCTCATATGAGTTACACCATCAAGCACCCAGCCTATCGAATCGATGTGGGTCGCTGCGTTCCGCGACTTACTGGCGGCCTTGAGTTTTCTGCCAGCCCACGAGTTAAAGTGCGCACGCTGTTTGTATGGGAAAGCGCACAGAGCGTTGGAAAGAAAACCCCTACACTCAAAAACAGCTATGGCGCATCATTCGGCGCCTTAGTCTCCTTTTAAGTCACTGTCCGGGGCCATGGATGGCCCCTTTTTCTTCCGACATATAGTTATCCACCGGGTTATTAAGCCGATCTGTGGATAACCTGTGCGTCACAGTGGACAAATGACCAGCTCTGCGTTTATTGTAAGCCTACGTCAGTTTTAGTATGGAGACATAAGCCATGGTTCGGACATTGGAA